TACGAGATATTGGCGTGACTGGAGTTCAGACGTGTGCTCTTCCGATCTGAGTTGACCCGTTCGGGAAACCTGTTCGTGCTGCTTTCCAGCGACGCCAGCGGGATGAGTTATCTGCGCGCTGTGCCGGCGGGCGAGATTGCCGAAATCCGCACGCGCCCCAACGATGTGGAGCAGGAGCTTGCCTACCAGCCGCGCCAGAGCTGGCAGGCCGGTGCGCCGGAAAGCGACTGGCCGGCCTACGACGCGCTGAATGACGCGCCGGGCGCAGACGGGCGCTTTGCGCCGGTGATGCTGCACTACGCCATCAACCGCCCGGTCGGCTGCCTGTGGGGCGAATCAGATTTGGCCCCGCTGCTGCGCTGGCTGAGCCGTTACGCCAACTGGCTGGAAGACCGCGCGCGTCTGAATCGCTTCCGCACTGCCTTTCTGTATGTGGTCAAGGCGCGTTTCGCCAGCGAAAGCGAGCGCCTGGCGCGCCAGCAGCGCCTGAACGCCGCGCCGCCCGGGCCAGGCTCAATTCTGGTCAGCGATGAGAGCGAAAGCTGGGAGGTGATCGCCCCGCAGCTTGAATCTGCGGACGCCAACGCCGACGGTCTGGCGCTGAAAAAGATGATCGCCGCCGGGGCAGGCGTGCCGCTGCACTTTCTGGCCGAGCCGGAATCCTCCACGCGCACCACGGCCGAGGCGGCCGGCGGGCCGACCTACCGGCGCTTCGAGCAGCGCCAGGAATTGTTCACCTGGCTGCTGGCGGATGTACTGACCGCCTGTGTGCGCCGCCGCGCGGCGGCCGAGCGCCAGATTTACGGGCGCAGCCGGGTACAACCCAGGGCGCGCATTGAGGTGCACGGCGCGGACCTTTCCGCGCGCGATAATGTGGCGCTGGGCATGGCCGGCGCGCAGGTAATGGGTGTGCTGGCGCAGCTGCGTGACCGTCAATTGATTGATGACGCTGAACTGCTGCGCCTGGTGTACCGCTTTGTAGGCGAAACGGCCGAGATCAATGATCTGCTGGCGCGCGGGCGGCAGGCCGGTCCGCCGGTCTACGCCGCGCCGGCCCAGCCGGCCAGCAGCGCCGCCCCCGGCAAAGTGGATCTGAACAACGGAGAGCTGAAATGACACATTTCAAGGAGGTCAAGCCATGACACAGCCTGCGCTTCCAGCACTGCGCACGCACAGCCTGCGGGTGCCGCTCAGCGCCCGGCCCGATGGCGCGGAATTTGATATTCTGGCGATCACGGCCGGCGAGGGCAACGGCTGGCAGTTTTCGGCGGCGGTGCTGGCCGAATCGCTGCCGCTGTGGGAGGGCTGCCCGTGCTATTTGGATCACGCCTGGGAGGGCCACTCGCTGCGCGACCTGGCGGGCGTGTGCCGCCAGGCGCAGTTCGACGCGGACGCGTCCGGCGTGCGCATGCGCCTGCGTCCGCTCGGCCCGGCCAGCCATCTGCTGAGCGAGCTGGGCAAAGACCTGCTGGCGGCCCCCGCGCCGCGTCCGGCGGTAGGCTTTTCGGCCGATCTGGTTTTCGAGGCCGCCGGGCAGGCTGTCACCCGCATTTTGCGCGTCCTCTCGGTGGACCTGGTGGCCCACCCGGCGCGCGGCGGCGCTTTTCTGCGCGCGCTGAACGCGCAGCATGCCATCATTTATGAAGGAGAGAAGAAGATGAGCGAATCAACCCCTACCACCGCCGCACCGGCGGAAGCGGCTCCGGCGGCGCAGACGCTGCTGCTGGAAAGCGGTCTGGCGGCCGCGCAATTGCCCGCGCCGCTCAGCGAGCGCATCCGCGCGCGTTTCACCCAGGAAGAATGCACCCCGGCCGCGCTGCAGGCCGCCATCGCCGACGGGCGCAGCCTGCTCAGCGAATTGACCGGCGGCCAGCAGGTGCAGGGGCCGGGCCGCATCCACGGCCTGTGCAGCGGCGAAGAGCGCCTGACGGCCGCGGCGTATGATCTGCTCGGCACGGAGCGCCCGGCGGAGCTGAAAACCGTGCAGTGCGAGCGCTTGAGCGGCATCCGTGAGCTGTACACGCTCACCACCGGCGACAGCGGCTTCTACGGCGGCTATTACCCCGAGCGGGTACAATTTTCCACCAGCGCGGCCCTGCCGGGGCTGCTCAAGAACGCGCTCAACAAGCTGGTGCTGATGGGCTGGGAAGAACTGGGGCGCAGCGGCTACCGCTGGTGGGAGCCGGTGGTGGCGGTGGAGCACTTCAGCAACCTGCACGAGATCAGCGGGGTGCTGGTGGGCGAGGTGAGCGCCCTGCCGCAGGTCAATGAAGGCGCGGCCTACCAGGAACTGGCCATCCGTGATTCGGCTGAGACCGGGCAGTGGGGCAAGTATGGCGGGTATATTGGCCTGACGCTGGAGATGTTTGAACGCGACGAAACCCACAAGCTGCGCCAGTATCCGCGCAAGCTGGCCTCGGCGGCTTTGCGGCGCATTTCCGGGCTGGTGGCCTCCGTGTTCACCGCCAACGCCGGAGCCGGCCCGCAGATGGCGGACGGTTATTACACTTTCGACGGCGACCATCACGCCAATTTGGGCACGGCGGCGCTGAGCGCCGCCGCCTGGGAAGCGGCCTCGGCTGCGATTTACAACCAGGCCATGCTGGCCGGCGAGAGCGGCAGCGCGCCGCGCCTGGCGCTGGACGGGCGCTATTTGCTAGCGCCGCGCAGCCTGCGCCTGACCGGCATGCGCATCCTCTACCCCAGCTTCGAGCGCGAGGCCAATATCTTTTCGGAGAATTTACAGCGCGGGCAGATGGGCGACGTGATCACTGTACCGGAGTTCACCGACGCCAGCGATTGGGCCGCCGTGGCCGATCCGCGCCTGGCGCCGGGCATCATCCTGGCCGAACGCTTCGGCCTGCTGCCCGAAATCTACGTCAGCGACCGCGAGACCAGCGGGGCGCTGTTCACCAACGATGAAATCCGCATGAAGGTGCGCCATTGGTGTTCGGTCTTCGTGGCCGATTATCGTCCGCTCTACAAGGCCAACGTGGCCGGCTAGGCGGGCTGTTCAAGGAGTTGAGTGATGAGTTTTCCGACGCTTTGGAGTCAGCTTCAGCAGGTGCTGCGCTCGCGCAAGTTCTGGGCACTGCTGGCGGCGCTGGCGGCGGCCGCGGCCGGGATGTGCAGCGGTGAGCTGAGCACCTGGCAGACGGTGCAGGCGGTGATCGCCGCGCTGGCGGTCTATTCGACGGGCGTGGCCATCGAGGACGCCGGCCGGCGCACGGAGAGCCGCCGCGATGGCTGAGCGGCCGGCCGTTCAGGGGGCGCGCGTGCCGCCGCGCAAGATCAGCCTGGCCGCCCGGCGGATTGGCCTGCCGGAGGGTAAGCTGCTGGATTGGGCGGTGCGCCCCAACGGCACGATCGTGATGGTGGCCTGCAACGGGATGAAGTTCGTCCTGCCGCGCGCGCCGTAAGCGGGCTGCCGCAGGTTTTATATCCCCCAGCCTCCCCAAAAATCGTGTATTTTTGGGGAGGCCAGAAAAACGCCGGCGGATGAAACCATCCGGTTAGACCCTTTAGAAAAACAGGGAGGAAATATGCAAACATTGGGAATTGACGCCAGTCACTGGCAGCCGCAAATGGATTGGGAACGCCTGCGCCAGGCGGGGGTGAACTTTGTCATCCTCAAGGCCGGGCAGGGCAGCGCCGGGCGCGACCCGCTGCTGCGCGCGCATTACAATGGCGCCCGCGCGGCCGGGATGACGCTGGGCGTCTATCACTGGAACGACCCGCTTTGCGCGGACCAGGCTCAGATGCAGAACTTTCTGCACGCCATTGAGGGGCTGCAATTCGACTTTACCGCCGTGGACGTGGAGCAGAACTGGGCCAGTTGGAGCGAATGGGGCAAACAGGCCATTACGCGGCTGATCGATCCGCAGCGCATCGCCGATTCGGCGCTGGCGATGGCCGAAGCCATGCGTGCGGATCTGCGCCTGCCGACCCTGATCTACACGCGCGCCTCCTTTGTGCATACGTATGCCCGTCCGATGCTGCGCTGGCTGGCGGATTGGCCGCTGTGGCTGGCGCATTATCCGTACCCGGGCGGCAGCCTGCGCGTGGATTGGGAAACCTTCACCGGGCAGCACTTGCCGCGCTCCGGCGGGCCGGCCTTGCCCGAGCACTGCCCGCAGTGGACCTTCTGGCAGTTCAGCGGTGACCGGTTCATCCTGCCGGGCTGCAGCACCGCGCTGGACTTGAACCTGTTCAACGGTTCGCCGGCCGAACTGGCAGCCTGGTGCGGCCAGCGCCGCGATATTCTGCCGGTGTATACCGCTCAGCAGAAACTGGAACGTCTGTGGGCGGCGCATCCGGAGCTGGCGCAGCCATGAGCGACCGCGACGAACTGATCACGCGGCTGCGCAGCGCGCTGCATGATCCCAATGGGGTGGTGTGGAACGCGGCCGAACTGGACGAAGCCCTGCGCCAGGCGCTGGCTGATCTGGCGGCCTGCGCGGCGCAAAGCTGGCTGCTGGGCGGCCTGGATGGAGCCGCCGCCAGCAATTTCCCGCTGGTTTACCAGGCGCTGCTGACGCGCGGCGCGCTGGGCTACGCGCTGCTGGCCTGCGCGGCCGAGCGGGTGCATACTTTTGGCGGCAGCGAAGCCAGCGCGGCCGCTTTGGCCGCCGGAAAGGCGCATCTGGAGCGCTTCAGCGCCGGACTGGCGCGCCTGCCGGATTACCGCGCCCAATCCCTGCAAAGCGCGGAGCAGCCGCCGTACCCGTCCGCGGGCGGCTGGCGGCTGCCGGAGGGAGAGCAGCCATGAAGCGCCTGGCTTTGCTGGCTGGGGCGGAGACCTTGATCGGGCTGCACGGCGCGGACTACAGTGATCCGCAGCGTGAGGCGCAGGTGGACTGGCAGTCTGGGGCGGGCGAATCGGTCAGCGAGGTGATCACCCTGGCGCTGAAGGGCGGCGGGCAGGCCGCCCTGCTGACGCAGATCGAAGCGGCCTTATCCCAGGCGCAGTCTGGCGGCGTCCCGCTCAGTTTGTACCTGGAACGGGACGACCAGAGCGCCGCGCTGAGCAGCCCCATTCTGGCGGGCAGCCTGGAACTGGCGGCGGATCTGGCCGAACGCGGGCGCGGCTATCAGGGCGTGCGCCTGCGCCTGACGCGCCGCAACGCCTGGGACGCGCCGCTGACC